TCATCCTTAAGAAGTAATATCTTTTATCTAAAGGATTATAATTTACAGGATCTTCTCCTTCCGATGGGTTCTCAACGACTTCTTTTTCCCAAAACTTATAAGTATGGGTATCGATTCCCATCAGTTTAACCGTACCGCGCTCGGGGCTGTAGATTTTAGATTTTATAGCATCTCTGCTATCAGCTATGTTCACGTTATTTACAGAAATAAACCCGTCATTGTGGCTGCTTTCTTTATCGTTATATGCATACCTGAAATAATTACGCTGGGCGTATGACCCATAAATATAATTCTCACTCTTCTTTTGATTGTATTTAGAACTCCAGTTTACCGCTTGAGCGTTGGCTATCTGTTCCTGAAGCGTAAGAAATTCATAGCTTCCTGTATATTTATCTTTAAACATTGTAAGGCCAAAACGCTGCACCACCTCGTTTAAAAAGTCTTTAATTGAGAAATCGGATAGCGCACTTTCAAAGTCAATCACATTAGCATCTACCTTGATGAGTTCAACTGTTACGGTTTCTAAACCATTTAAAAAACCAAGCAAGTCGTAATAAGTCTCTTCAGGGCTGTCCACACCATCAACAATTACAACGCTTATGGTTTCAAGCGCATCAAGGTAGAATGATTCCGACATAGCATCTATGGGTGCTCCGTATTCATTAACACCTCCGACCACCACAAAAGGCACAAGGGGCGGTAACTCGTTAACGATACCGCCGCCGTTCTTAATTAAAATTACCTTAGTAGGCAGCGGTGTGTTGTATCCTGTTTCGCCTTCCAGTGTACCAGTAAAATGAAGTTTGTAGTTACCTGAAGCGTTAACTTTTAAATTATCCGTCGCCCCTTGTGTAACTATAGAGTTAAGAAGATTTGTAGTTGATGAGTTATATCTTAAAGGAAACCTCCTTCTTATATTATGCGAATAAACATCAGACGAAACAAATATATCTGTAGTTACAGATGATGCTTCAGGTGCTTTAGGAAAAGTCATCCATAGGTTTTTGAAGTTGGCAGTGTCAAAAACAGCTCCTGTATATGTAAAGTTATTCAGGTAAAAAATCCTGTTCCATAATTCCTCTACTTTAACAGACGGCACCAGGTAATCAATATCAATTGTGGTGTTATCCGTATGAGAATTGTTGCCGTTATAATCAGCAACTAAATAAGCGAATGGATATGCCCCGGTCCATGTAGCTTTGACCGTCTCAACATCTTTCGTGTGGTTAAAGTCAGAACCTACAATGTCCGATAGCGCTTTATTCTCTATAGCTTTGTACAGATCAATTATGCCGTCATATATATACGCACTATAAGCATCGCCATCATCAGTAATGTTCGCCCACCCATTATATACAAAGCATTCGCCGGTATCGCTATACAGACTACATATATTCTTTTGATACGGTACAAACGAGGTGTTACCGGTAACGGTAAGGTACTGCATGATCCTTACGTTACCGGCTGTCTTTGGCAGCTTGAAAGTATTAGTGTAATTGCAGTTACGGTTATCCAGGCTGTTTAGGTCATTAACCTGTTTAGTCTGGGCAATAACATTGCCGGGCGCAAGGTCTGCCAGCTGGCCGTTGATGTATAGTAGTAATCCCATTATAGTGTTTGTGTATAGCGTTCAGGTAAATCAAATTCTAAAGCGAAATTGTTAAGGCTTTGCTTGTAATTCCTTACCCTTACCGATGATGTTTTTAAACTAACCTCTACCCAATTACGGTAGCCGCTTTGTGAGTATGGCACGCCTGTAAACATATATATCTTTGGGCTGTCAGCTATCCCTAATAGCAATCGCTGCTGATCTTCATTAAGTTGTTCGGCAACTACCTTTATGGTATCCTGGCTTTCTTTGCCTATTTGAATAGCCCGGGTAAACGTATCATCAAGATTGTTGTTATCACGGTCCAGTTCGCCAATTGATTTTACAGATCTGTCTACTGCTGCAGTATCTTCAAACAGCCAGTAGCTATATCCGCCGTATTTATTTAGCCACTTGAAGTATACCCCGCATTTATATGCAGATTTCTCTACCATAAGGAACTTATCCCCATCAGCAGGCTCATCGTTGAGCATAAGGCGTAATTGATTAAACCCAACAGATAGAGGCATAGCATCTTCAATACTCTCATCAACACGTCCATCACTAAAGAACATGCGGTTAACGATGCCAGGCAGGTTAAAGTATTGTTCTACCAATGTGGTTTGGTTCTTTAAAGTAATAGATCCGTTGTTTGTATATAGTGAAAAATCAAACGGGTATCCCTGCCAGTATTTCAGATAGTATTGATTGGCTGTTGCTTTCCTGAAGGGTGTTAACACGTAAGTGTCATTCAGGTTGAAAGCATTATAATCCCCCAACTGCTCAACACCTGCAAGCCACGACATAAGATGCCCGGCTGTATCGGTAGTTAAATCAGTGAAGGTTATTGTGAATACTATGTTATAATTAACGAATGTACCGGCTGTGCTGTTATACAGAAAGGTATCAGGATCGGTGCCATCCAAGTCTGTTTGGGTTAAGTCCTCGAAGTTCCTGGTATTGATTAAAGCAGAAACAAATGGCTTGAAGTTTATAAAGAAATGATTGTTAGGGTCAGGGTATAGCCTCACAGCAGGAAAACCAAGCGATGCGGTTATATCGCAATATATTGGCAGGACACTACTGTTGTTGCTGTAGAACCTAACAATGTCGTTATTAAAGGCCATCCTTAGCTTTTCCGGCCTTATGTCGTTTAAAAATACTATCATAGTTATGCTGCTTGTAAGTAATCTATTAAGTCGTTTGTAAAATTTGAAACATAGATATCGCTTAGTTTATCTATTATTTGCTGTATACGTTCAGGGGTTACCACCTGACTAATCAAGTCAACCCCTCCGTGCTCCTGCCTTTTCCAACCCTCCTTTGCAATCTTTCGGGCTATTAGGAATGCAAGACTGCTTATTGATATTTTACCCTCTATACGGTTTGCTATGCCTTTATCTTTTATCCATTGGATGATAGCTTCACTTGGTGGCTGTTTACCCGGTGCGCGGCCGCTTTCAAGCTGCTGCGAATATTCAGCACCCATCAGCACCGCCTTGTTTTCTGTCACAACCACTTCGAGGCTATCAGGCCATGCTCCAGATGCCCTCATACCAAGCTCATCATATTTTTTAATGAGGTCGGTTTTGAGGGCTTCAAATTCAGCGGTTAGTATATCAGTTGTGCTAAACATAATTTGCAGGTACTTTAATTTTATAGCTACAAAGGATGCCATCCATATTAGCATCAAGCGCATCAGTAACATCTATGTTATCCCATTGGGTAACGGTAAGGTCGGTACACCCTAAAGTATTGCCTAAAGCATTAAACACCTGCAGCAGCGGCTCTATATTGGTGGTGTACTTTGAAGTTGACTCTTCGCCACGTTCAGCAAAATACTGCTGGTCGTAATCTGAATGCTTTACCAAAAAGAATTTACCCTCGTAGTTGGCAGCTATTATAGCGGTGCCCGTGGTATTATATTCGCTTTTGCGGTTGGTAAACTCATGCAGCATGAATATCTTGTCAGGCTCAAGAGTGCCGTCCAAAAGGTTTAGGGCGGCCTTTTTGCCATAGTGGTATTCAATGTTTTTATCAAGGGCTATGTCCTGGAGGATGCGTACTATATCTTTCATATCTCTATTTTTTCATACTTAGTTTTTGATATTCTCTCTCAACCTCATTCTGGGTTTTAACCTGTGCAAGCAGGCTTAATACTTCTCCGTATGGCTTTCGCCCGATTTCAAACGGATACATACCAAACTGCTTACCGAGCTGCACCAGGGGCAATGTATCGCTAAACTGCTTTAGCTTATCAGAGCCTGCCATTTGCCATAGGTGTTCATCTGTAGATTGACTGGCCAGTATCCTGCTTTCATTTAGCATAGCCACTTGTAAAGCTTCAATCATATACTTGTTAGCGTGGTAATATTCCGTTACCGGTGCATCCCAAAAGGCTGTTACATCAACATCGAAGCATATAGCGAATAGTTCGGCAATAGTATCCCAGTTGTCGACCTTACCAAGCAGGCGAACGCAATATTTTACGTTTGCCCACGGCATGCTGTTCACGTTCATCTGCCTGCCTAAAAAGTTATTCTTAGGGATTATGCTTGACAGGACTGCATTATCCTTTATAGCGGTTGCTGATGCAATGAACTGTTTTATAGTTTGGTTTTTCATTTCTTATTATGGCGAATTCGCCTTAATTAACCCGCACACGGGTGGTGTATGTTTTTCTTAAGGCAAACCAGTAGCGCATCATAATGCTATCCCACTCATCAGGGGAACGGCCTATAAGTTCTTTTATCCTGTCTTTAGGGATAATGCCCTGCCTGCCATCTTTGTCAATATCTTTAATCTTAACCTGCTCCATCTCTTCAGAGGTTATCTCCTTTACTGCATCATCATCACATATCTCCCCGGCTTCTCGCTTAACAATCATTTCAGACATCTTAATGCTGCATTGGCTTTTCAGGTTGTCAAAATTGGGCTTAATATATACTTTGCCCTCAAGCATCTCCAAAGGGCTTGAGTTATTCACAAAGCCTTTACACTTCAGGAAGTCGACCACACCGCCACCCACACCATCCTCATCTGCAACGATGTTAGATAAAGCTATGCTATGCTTAACCTGTAGTTCTTTTGCTCTCTTCACAACTACATCGAGGCCGCTTTTACCTATGCTTTCCCGGGCAATACATAACCAACCGTGCCATATCCTGAATACCGTTTTATCTTTACCTTTTCTCGCAACATCAATAGTCATGTACTTGAGCCCCTCAACTTTGATGTGTTCAGGGTTGAAGTAATCTGATATGCTATCGTTATCTATAAGTGTAGCCGGGTCGTCGTCATATTCCCAGTTGCCGTAATAAAGGCGCTCCCTGCTGTTTTTGTCGAGCCTTAGCAACGATTGCAGGTAGCTTGGGTGTAAGTGCGGGTTATCGGTTGGCAGGCTTTGTATAAACCTGCGATATTCAGGGAGCGACTTATCCCGGCACGGCTTGTAAAACTCTTTATACGTCCAATTCTTTGCAGGGTTGCAGCTGCCTAATATTTTTGGCATTAGTCCATATTGTGTAAGCTTGTAACGAATACGGCTCTTAAGTATCTGCCATGCGTGGTAGGCTACCTGGTTGCACTCATCGACGAAAGCCCCCGTTATCTCAAGCGAACCAAGCCGGTCAAAGTTTGGATCTGATGGATAGCTAAATAAATCCTTAAGAAGTATCTGGCTACCATTTGACCATGTGATAATATCCGATTGCCCGTTATAAGTAAATTGCTTACTTAGTTTTAATGAGGACGTTAATTCAAAGAACGTGTTAAGCGTAGTTTCTTTTAAGGTCTTTAACTTAGCCCTACCCATAAGCCAGCGCGTGCCGGGGTACTTTTGGCACATCTCTATAAGCCATAGGCAACCAAGGGCGGATTTACCACCACCGGCTGCGCCACCATACAGTATTTCCTCTGTAGCATTGTCTTTAAGGTAGTAGATTGCATTTTGCTGCTTTTTTAGTAGTTTCATTGGTTTTCTTACACACAAGCCCTATTATCGGATACTCTTCTTACAAAATCATTCTATTTCAGGATGGCCGTCGCCCAGGTTAAGCATTATAATATTATCGGATTTCAGCTGCTTATTGTCTTTTTCGTACCCTCCAAGGTGCTTCATGAGCTTCTCGATAGCATCGAGCTTGCTGTATGTGCGCACTTTCTTGGTATGGCCTATTAGAATCTTGTCTTTATCTATATACTCAAACAGTTCTTCAATATCTAATTGGCTAATCATTTGCCTGGCCGCTAAGGGTATTTGCTTTAATGGTAATAAACAACCATCATCATCGTATAGGTCCGCGATATCAAACCTTATCATCCCTCCAAGGGTTTGGATTATCTCATCAATAGTAACCTTATTACGCTCCCATACTTCGCGCTGTAACTCTTTTAACCTTAGGGTAATTTTAGGGTTAGCGTGCAGCCTACAAGCCTCTACAGCAACGGCATTAGCGTTCATTACTTCTGCATCAAATACTATTCTATAGGCAGCACTTTGGTTACCACATATAATATAGTTTTGGCAATAGCTCTCTTGTTTATCGGTTAGTTTTTTATCCTCTGCCATTGTTGTTAGATTTAAGTAATTCTTTAGATAAGGCAATATCTTCGCTTTCGGTTGTTATATAAACTTCGATGTCCCGAACGTCTCTTATTCCGTGTTCAGGGTAATCAGGCGTGTTTTTATATTCTGGTTTCATGGTATTTTTAATTATGAAAATTACTTCTTACCTGCAATTGCATTGTCCCGGTGTGTATGTGAAAGTCCGGTAAGCCTATTATGTTTACTCCTATTTGAAAGTAAATGGATATGGCTATTTTTTTATATCGCTTCATAGGTTAGTCTTTTAAAGTGAGTTCTTCTCCAGTAAGTGCGTGGTACAGGTTTTGGAGCTGGTGGATGTGCTTTAAGTGTATTCCGGACCCATTAATCCTGAAATGGTATTCTTTTACTATTGTTGACCACCAAATACAAAATCCTTTTAAATCAAAATTTTCTCCTATTTTACTAAACCCAAACTTCAAAAGCCACTCTTCTGTTATTGGGATGGGTTCTATAAATTCCTCAAATTGAGAAACTGTATCCCATACATGTAATAAGCTAACAACATTATTTGAGTTTGGGAATAATTCATTGCTACGCTCTTGTATTCCATTTACCGTAAGCGGGATACCTTGTAATTCTTTACGGTATTTTAAATTATTTACAAACACAAAATTCCCTTTTCGTAAATCTTCTGCTTTCATAATGTGTTTTGTGATTTTTGAATACCGCAAATGCAGAAAACACCCATTTCGGATTGAAAGGGTGTGCTTATTGGGGTATTGCGGTTATTTTTTAATGCGGGGGTTAATCCCTTGTACATGCTCTTATGGCATATAATCAAATATCATACGGGCAGTCGCCCCAAAACTTGTAGTAACTCGCTCTATAATAGAGCTATTTAGAGTAGCAAATATACAAAAAATATATGCATTCTAAGACGAAATCTTAACCTTTTGTGTAAACAAAAAACGTGCATTATATTTGTTTGCATAACATACAAATTTATGGATTTTTAAATATCAAAGCTAAAATTTAAATTTGCAATAAACTTAATTTAATATAATTATGCCAGTAAAACCAGTTTTAAAAAAATTAAAGAAAACCTTTAAATCAGTAAAAAAATATTTCAAAAAAAACATAAATATAACTATCGTAGATATTCATTTGATTTCTGAGATATGCTATAACATTTGCAAGTTCAGAGGTAAATGCGTATAAAAAAACCCACGGTACTATCTTCACGTGGGTTGGTTGGGCGGTCGGCATCCCTGCCTTAGCGTTTAACGATCGCTACCCCTGGTTTACCGCCTCGGGTGTGGTTGACTATTTCATGGGTTCTATTATGGTTAAAGCTTTATGTATTTTACTCTATTGACATTACACAAAATCCTTTTTCTATCCCGAACTGGCCACCGTTAAGTAAATGGGTAACTTCAACATTGTAGCAGCGGCCAGTATATTTTTGGGTATTAGGATCAAACTCTTTTAGGTAAAGCCTATCCCCTACTTTGTAAGGTCGGTCTTTTTTTCTTACCTCGAACTTTTTTACTCTATTCCAAACCTGTTCAAAATGTTCAGGCCATGTTTTTAATTCATGGGTCATTACTTCGCTTCCTTATTAAAATAACACAGGTAATAATACATTTGTTTCTCCTCGTCCCAGCCTTTTTCAATGAACTTTTCCGCGCTTTCAGGGTTGATAAAGTCAAGTTTTATTTGTATATTAGTATCCAGATTTATAACCGATTTAATCTTTTTTCGGGCATCGGTTACCGCGCTGTTAGAGATAGGGAAATTGCTTACATCTTCGATTGAGTACTTACCGGCCTTTTCTGTTTTATAGTTTTTAAACTCCGGTATTAGGTCTGGGTTATCAAGTACTTCGTTAAGAAAAGCAGTTTCTTCAAACTCGTCGTTCTTGGCAAAGTAGTTAACAGACCGGTTCATAAACATTACTTCTTCCTTTTTATCCTCGGCAGGCAGTACTACATCCTTTGCAAAGTCCTGAACCATTTTAAGGTACTTCTTTGTAACGAAGTTCTCATCATGGAGCAAATCCACACCTAAGAAGTGTTCAAGCCAGTATCGGGCATCGTAACGGTTTTGGTCAACACAAAGGATCTTGTAGCCCTCATCAGCTTTATAGTTGAAGATTATTGCGCCTTTGTCCAGCTTATCCAAGTTGATGCCTTGCTGTAGCTTTGGCAGCAGGATGTTATCATTCTGCTTGAATTGCAGAAAGTCTGACTTTATTTCTGATTTGAAAATTCCGATAGCATCAACTACGTTGTTATCTATGGTAACGTTTTTCATGTAGACAACATAAAGCTCCCCGGCTTTTATGTGTGGGTGGTTGGACTGGCCATACAGATGCCTGGCAATGTTCTCAGACTTTCGATGCATGTTTTCGCCTTGTGCTTTAAATACAGATTTTGCAAGCGAATACATTTCGTTGTAGTCAAGATGTACATCGTGGTAAAACTGGAAATAGTTTTCCTCTTTATCCCTGAATGGCTTTAAGAAGTATTCTTTTAGCAGCGGGGTTATCTCGTCATCAAGGCGGTATTCCGATGCTGCAATGAATAGATTTTCGCCCCGGCTTTTGTTTCCTACTTTATGGATGGAAGCAGTGTTAAATTGTGCGTTAAATAAATTTATCATGGTTTTAGTTTTTTTAAAGTTGAGTTGATTATTCTTGTTTCGTAAGGTTTATCCTCTTCGTAATAAGTGGCGTTTTCGTGCCAGTCAGTATAACATTCCGGACAATAAACCCTATTCAACGCACCAATGAATGTGCCTTTAAACATTGCATTATTGCAGCTATCGCATATGCATAGACCTCCCAGCTTAAGCATTTCAGGCACTCCAACATTTATAATCTGAAACCCTTGTTTTGTAATTTCACTTTCTATATTCATAATTTTCTATAGCTTTAAAAATTTGGTAAACAACTTGGGGAACTACAGCGTTGCCCCCGGCTTTGATTGATTCGTTCCTCCATTTAGGAAAGGTAATTCCGTCCAATTGGGAGGAAAACCCATCATCTCCATAACGAACTGGGGATTGAGTTGGGAAGTTTTGCCAGTCATCTCGAACGCTCTCTTTTGAAGTCCATCCTGATTCCTCTTGCCTGTATTCTTCTCCGGGCTGTCGTATGCTTGAGGTGTTGGCAACATCCCTATCACTTGAGTAGCAAGGTTCGGCATCTTTGTTCCATTCGGGTATTTCTCCATTCTCTTTTGGAACTTCTCCAAGTCCTGAACTTCCTCCCTTGTCGTAGGTGTTAGCAGTAAACCCGCCGTTATCTGATGTATGAGGGTTGTCTGTACTTTGCTGCCATCCGGTCGTACCAAAGAAGTCCCCAGCCATTTCCAATTCATTTCCTGAGCTCGTTCCATCGTTACATTCCCCATCGGATTTGAACTTGGGGTTGAAAGCAACAAACCACGTTCTGTATCGTTCGTGTGGAGCGTTGACACTTGCAGCTGGAAGTAAAAACGGGAGTATTTTGTAGCCCTCAGCTTCCAGGTCAGCCTGCACCTCGTCGAATACCACCCCGGCATCCCAATTAATAATCCCGCGAACGTTTTCTCCCACAACCCAGCGCGGTTGAATCTCGCGAATTGCTCTAAGCATTTCGGGCCACAGGTGACGCTCATCTTCTTTTCCTTTTCGTTTTCCTGCAACGCTGTAAGGCTGGCAGGGGAATCCTCCTGTAACGATGTCAACATGCCCTCTGTGAATAGTGAAATCTGTTTTTGTAATGTCATGGTATGATATTGATTTAGGCCAGTAGTATTTTAATATTCGTTGACCAAATGGGTTCCATTCGCAATGAGCAACATTCTCCCATCCCATCCATTCGGCTGCGAGGTCAAAGCCGCCTATGCCGGAAAATAATGATATGTGCTTCATAAATCAAACAGGTTAATTTGCTTTTGGTTCTTTGGTTTTTCAGATTGGGCAAGCCTGTATTCGTGGCTTATCCATTTTAATATTAACCTGCCATGGGCCGCTTTAAGCTTAGCCCTCGCAGTTCCGCTTTCATAAATAAGATGTTTACAGGCTAAGGCATTAACAGCCGCCCCGTATATGTTTGGTTGCCGGGGCGGGGTGTTAACTGCTTCGTATGCCAGTTTTAAATCTTCTGATGTGAAAGGGTACATCTTTTGCTTTACCCATTGTTTGGCGAAAGCAAGTAGCTTTTCGTAGTCTACAGTATTGTTTTTACGAACGCGCTTTAATCCTTCTTGCTTAGGTGTCATGCTACATCTATTAAATCAAAAAGGTTCGGCTGCTTTTTGTCATGCTCCATAGCTTTAGCATACTCAACGCTATCATTCCAGTACATTTCGTTTAGCTCGGTACTCATGCCTTTGCGGCCTAACTTCACAGCTCTAAGCGGTACGGTCCCTAAACCGCCGAAAGGATCATATATCAATTCGCCGGGGTTAGAGTAGCGCGTTATAGCTCTGTCAACAATATCAAACTGCAATGGGCAAACATGCTTTTCTTTTTTCTTATTGGCTTGCATAGTGTTTAGTGTATGCATCCTGCTTATATCATCCCAAACAAAATCGTTTTGTGTATGTGTCCACGGGCTTAGCAGCATGAAGGTAGTCGGTAGCTTCTTGATGCTTGAAAGCTGGTCGCAAAGGTTTACATGATCTTCAAAGCTGTAAGGATTGTTTGTAACATAGTCTTTCCACCATTTAGATATCTGGCTCATATCCATACTGCGTAATTCAGCAGGGGTAAGCATGCGGTTGCCGTTGCTTCGCCATAAGCTATGAGCATCCATTTGCCATTGGCCTAAAGTGTAAGCTGCTTTATCTTTTTGCACGCGAACGTCGGCGTATGAGTTGGACGTATCCGTTGGTGCCTTACGGAAAATTAAAAGATACTCCGGCGAACCACACCCCATTTTAGAGCTGTCTTTACTGTTCTCGGTGTAACCCAGCCTGTAGGTTTGATTGTTTTCGCGCACTACATCGGTAGTGATGTAATGCTCCCCTAACAGGTGCCAGCCGTGCTTAATGAATGATTGGGTAGTCAAGCCTCGGAAATCTATTATAGACGAGAAGCCCACGCCGTTTTGGTAACTAAACTGTATCCTGTTTTTTACATGGATTGCAGCGATACGCCCCGGTTGTGTTATCCTTAATAGTTCCGGAACTAAATAATCCATTTGCTTAAAGAATCCGGTATTACCATCGTTATGCCCGAAATCCCTATAGCTTTCGCAATATTCGTACTGGTCACTGAACGGGATAGAGGTAAGGATCATTTCAATAGAATCATCCGGCATTGTCTGAACCTCTGCTACACAGTCGTTGTGAATCAAATTTATATCGTCGTTGCAGTATACTTTGCGCTCAATAGCCATTGTTCTCTTTAACTGCTCTATCTGGGCGCGGTGGTCAAGGCCATACTCCTTCATTAAGGCAGTCATTTCGGCTATCATTTTTTTATGGTTAGACCATTTTATTTCAAGCTTTTTAAGAATGTCCCTTTCGGCATCAGTGTACACAAGGTGTATATTTACCTGGTTGGCCTGCCTAAACCTCAATATCCTGTGTATAGCCTGGATAAAGTCTTTAAACTTATAACCTATACCTACGAAAATAGCATCACTGCAATACTTTTGAAAGTTGCAACCGGCCCCGGCAATAGATGGTTTTGTTGCTAAGTATTGGAACTGTCCATATTTAAACTCATTAAGGTATTGCTCTTTTACCTCCTGCTTCTGAGTGCCAAAAACTGATACCGTTTTCTCTTTTGGCAATAAAGCTTCGAGATACTTTCGCTCATCTTCGAGATCATGCCAAAGTATAAAATGCTTTTCCGGTTCAGATAACGCAAGCTCGACTGATTTTTCAACACGAGCGGCAAGGCTTTCACGTTTCTCCCTTGCGCCTTCACTTAGGCTTTTAGATGCATCGGTAAACATTTTATAATTCCCATCCCTATCAACTTTAACAGCGCGGTCGTTTACATTTACTTCGTGGTAATGCACCTGCAGGTCGGGCATACGGTAGCCTTCATCACTATAACCAAGATCAGATGGGTACTCTATGAAGATTGCCCAGCTGCGCACCCATATCCAAAACTCTTTTTCCTTGTGCGGGTAAATAGTGAGGTTACCGGCTGTTGTGCTATCTCTCTGAAAGAAGCGCGTTAACGCCTGGCCGCGGTCGCAAATGCCTAAAAATTCAGCATAGTTAAGTATTTCCGTAAATTCGTTTGGCGCGGGGGTTGCGGTAGCTATAAACCTGTATGGCACTTTTGAAGCCTCGGTAATTATATACTCACTGGTTTTTGTTTCGCGGTTACGGATAGCATCTCCCTCATCAAAAGATATACCTCCAAAGAATGATAAATCAAAAGCACCTTCGCGTATCCTGTCGTAATTTGAAAGAAATATTCCCGGATAAATAAAGTTATTGTACCCTCTTTCAATTACAATACTGTGAGCCTCCTCCATGTCTCTAACGTAGTAAACATCTAAGCCTAAAATAGTTTTAGCATCATCTTTGAACTCCTGAACTACACCTAAAGGCAGCCCGATTAAGAAAGGCTTACCAGTACGTTCTACAACTGCTTTAGCTATCTCTAATTGGATAACTGTCTTGCCTAATCCGAAGCTGCAAAATATCGCCCTGGTGCCACCATATAGCGCCCATTGGCAGGTGTCTCTTTGGTGTGGAAAAGTATTATCGTGGAAATTATTATACTCGAATCCTGTGTTTTTTACTTCGAGTATTTTGCTTTCTAAAAATTCATTATAAGGTACCATTTTTAAATTGGTATTCCCGAAGGTCAAATATTATTGTAGCTTAATTGGTGTAAGCATCATAGGCATCACTAAAACCAAAACAGATTCATGTTCATCAAGCCCATCTGCTTGAGAAATTACAGCCGCTCTGTTTGGTACTGATAATTCAATTATAATTTCATCGCAGCTCATACTGTTAACCGCCTCTGTAAAAAACTTGTGGTTAAAGCCTATTCTAATTGGCTCGCCGTTGAAATCTATAGCGATATTCTCTTCGGCATCGGTAGAGAAATCAAAATCAGTAGATTTTATATTCATGTTGCCGGGTGTTATATCTAAAGCTATTTCGCTTGTTTTTGAGTTAGAGAAGATGCCAACCCTTTTAAAACTACCGATAATATCATTTTTAGAAACAATAATTTTTATAGGGTTATCCTTCGGGATAACAGCTTCGTAGTTCAAATACTTCCCTTCTAATAATCTTGTAGTGAACTCACAATTATCAAAAATAAATTTAGCATTAATAGAGTTGTATTCTATTTTTAAATCTCCTTGTACAATCATATTTTTAATAATGTTGATTGATTTTTTATGTATTACAAAATCTTTATCTTCACTATTTTGAATATCAGTTCTCTTATATTCACTTACCTTATGTCCGTCTGTAGCAGCAAAGGTTAATCCATTATTAGCCACCCTGAACAGTACCCCACACATAATAGGGCGCAACTCATCGGTAGATGTAGCGAACGCAGTTTTATTTAACCCTTCCGATAATACCTCGGCAGGTAGCGAAATAACAGACGGTTCTTTTATTTCAACCGGCTTCGGGAACTCTGAAAAATCAGAACATGGCAGCTTATATTTTCCTGACTTTGCAGTAAGAAGCAAAACAGATCCTGTTGATGATAATTCAATAGGCTGTTCAGGTAAAGCTTTTAAAGTGTCAATTATTAGTTTTGCAGGGATACAAACCGAGCCTTCTCCTTCTGCGTCAATTACACAGGATAGTGTAGTATCAAGGTCGGTAGCGGTTATCCTTAATTTGTCTGTAATCTCAAAACTAAAGCTTTGAAGTATTGGCATGCTATGGCTGTAGTTTACAACACTCCCTACTGTTTGCAATGCTTTGAGTAATGATTTACTGCTGATGGTTAATTTCATATTTTCTTGTGGGTGTTTATAAAAGTTTCTAAATCTTCTATCGCGATGTAATCCAGGTTGTCGAATAAATCTTCGATTGCTGTTTGCGTGCGGATATTGGCATGAGCGCCATCGAGTATGAAGTTTGTTTTTTCAAGTTGGTTAATTTCATCCTGAAGTCCTTCGATAGCTTTCTCTAAGAAAGCTTTTGTTTTATCTAAACTCATTTTATTTTATATTAAATTGTGGTCTAAAGTGCATTAGGTGGCATGGTGTCTCAAACTTTACAGTAGCAGTATATTCAAGCAGGAAACTTATATCAGAAGCAAAAGCAGGGTAAACCTCGCTATGCGCTTTTACAGAATTACATGCGTGAATAACTGTAGCATGGTCTTTTTCAAAGAACTTCCCTATGTCGGCAAAAGGCAGCTTTGAATTTTCGCGTATCAGGTACATGGCTACTTTCCTTGCTGATACTATTTGCCGGGCCCGGGTAGTTTGATAAATCGCAAACACTGGTAGTTTGTAGTATTCAGCAACGATTTTAACGACTTCTTTCATTGGATTTCTTTATTAAATGTTTCAAAATCGCTAACAAAATCTTTCAAGTAATTACATACGCTTATGCTCCGGCACTTATTTACAACTTGCACAATAGACTTACCTGAATTTATTTTATCCCTGAATTCTTTAAGAAGATGTTTTGTACTAAGAGATCTTTTCGATTTTATATCTTCCTGCTCGTTTGGGATATAAATTTTCAACTGCTCTGCATATAGCTTTTTTTTATCTTCGATAGAAATTATCAATTTGCCTGATTTTTCAAGTTCTAAAAACAGGAGGTGCGCTCCGTGGCTGTAACCATCTGTTTTTATTTCCTGATATATTACTTTCAAAAAACCTTCCCGGATTGTTTTCTTTTGCTCATCTGATGGTTCTGAAATATCCGGCAATGCTAATTGCTTTAATTTATCTTTCGCAAGCTGGTAAACAGCATCATCATTTTTATATTTCAAATAAGCATCTAAGACCATCCCTGTTGCGATAATGCTTAACTCGTGAGTAAAGTATATCATCTCTCCGTTTTCTTTTCTTAAATCGCCTGATACAGCCATCTGAAAGGCTTTATAGACTTCTCCGGGTGTTAGCTTGCAAAATTTAGAGGTGGTTAGGTAAAGCAGCCAGTCTTTAGCCATGTCTTTGTTTTTGTCCCTTACCTGCATCAACCGGAATAAATCATCAGTAAGCTTGGTTTTTGTCTCAACAAGGCTGTTGCTAATATTTGCCTGGGATATCTCCATTTGCAAGATCGTTGGTAAGCTCTTGTACAAGCTCTCCGGTATTGACACTTGCAGGCCTGTAACCCTGACCGGTATTTGATGTTGTGTTGCTATTTGGTGGTGGTTTTCCATATTGTTCAGTTGTTAGCCATGATGCTTGAAATCCTTTCCAGTCTTTTTTTATGCAAAGAATCAGGATGTCGTTAACCGGCGTGTTACTTTTCTTAAGCTCGTTGTTGAATAAATTAAATGCCGTTTCTGAATTGGTGGCTTTTTTTTTGGTTCTGACTTTTAGCCAGTCATCAATCAACTTTTCATCAGCCCCTGTTTCTAATAAACTTTTTTTGAAATTGAAAATGACAGGAATATCTTTTGTTTCTTTTTTTAAAAGAATATCAGTTACAGTATCATTTACAGTATCATTTACATTAACAGTATCATTATCATTTACAGTTGAATTTGTTGAAGCTTGTTGATTTTGTTCAACACTTTCAACATGTGTTGAATTTGATGCATTTTGTTTCTTAATTTCTGCACTCTTTTTTCCTGCTTCTGAACGCTTCTCTTTTACTGTTTCATACTTTTGTAAATCCCTCTTTAACTGTAGCTTAATAGGCTCGAATGCAAGCTTTAGATATCTATCATTTAGCTCTGGATTTTCGTCGTTTACATAAGATAAAAGGTGCTTTACAAGTTGGCCAGCTTCGGTATCGTTTAGCATATCAAATGTATTTTTCCAGTCTACATATGCTACAAATGATTTTTTGTTATCAGCCATGGCGTATCATATCCTTACTATATTATCAATAATCACGTTGTTGTACGTCCCTTTTGAGCCTGAAATATGAAATTCAATCTCACATACATCACCGGGCGAAACATCGGTTAGCAGTTCTATTTTTGTTCCTAATGCCGACGGGTAAAACATCCTGCCGGTTTCCTGCTCAAAATGCAGTTGCTGCACCGCTGTGCCTAATTTTGTGGTTGTAATATTTCCTACAGCAACCACTAAACCTTTAATTTTATAATTCATTGCTTGTTTAATTTTTTCACGGTCTCCCGTATTATTTTTAAATTCTCTACATTCCATACCTTAACCTGATGTTTGTCGATCTGGGCTAACCCCTGCAAGTTTGCAAAGCGTTCAGCGCCTATTCTCAATGGCAGGTTAATGTTATACTGCTCAAGGTTTCCATCCTTATGAATATTGCACCCTACGCACTGGCCATGTATGTTATCTAAATTAAATTTCAAAGTCTCATACAGTTCTGACTTGTGGTAATGCCCGGCCTGAAAGTCTGGCCGCCACGGTTCGCTACAACTTATACAGGGCTTACCGGCATCCCTTTGGCGTATGTAAGCATGAACAACTGTTTTTGTCAGCTTCTTAGCCCTGTTAAGTGCAGATTCTTCCCTGTGTTCTACCTGAACTTTCTCGAAGTCTAAGCGTGGTTTTTGCGCCTGAAATATTGATTTACTCAATTTCACTTTTCCAGGTTCTGAATTCAACAGCCAGTCAGGGTAACACTTCATTTGGCAAAGGCCATAGGTGTGGTTTTTAGTTAATTTTCCGCACCCGTAACCATGAGCCTGCCCGGTACCTTTGCAGGGTTTTTCTTTTATTGGTATGTTCATTTTTTTCTACTTAAAGCATACGCATTTAGGTTGTTGAATTGAATACCTGTCCTTTCAGAAGTTTTTCCGTCAAAATCAAAGGCAATAGTCACAATGTCATTTTCTTCTATTTTATTTAAAAGCGCTATACTTTTGCCTCTAAACTCAACAAAAAGCCTTTGCTGCAAATTAAAAAACTGCTGTTTTTCGTCAGGAATAATCGTCACAACCTTTTTTTCGTGGCCTACCGTGTTACGATACTCTATGCTTTCAATTGTTCCTGTGATTGTCATTTTAAAAATCTATTAAGGTTTTAAATTTCTCTAAGCCGTAAGCATTTGATTTTTCCAAGATAGGCAGCAAATCTTTTGCTGTAATTTCGTCTTGTATAATGCCGTTTTGTTTTCGCCATTCCTTAACTCCCATTTCACACGCGCCAGTAACAAGCCTGTAGTAATTATCATTGATAATAGTATCAGGTAGTATTGGTTCGTTTTTAAGCTTTTCTGAAACTAATTTAAACTGCAGGTCAGATATAGCTTTTTTAAGAGTTTCTCCGTGCGCTGTAAAGTTTTCTTTTAAGGCAATAAAACCGCTCTTATACTCAACTTTATTATCCGTGATTTTTAAGGCGTAAATACCTGAAAGTATTTTTATTCCTTTTGAAGTCCTTGAGCTATCAACTAAAAACATAAGCCCATCGTAACGGGTGACTTCATAAGTTTTACCCCCTATTTTAGCAGTATTATCGCTTACTGTTAAGGCCGGTGCGGTTAGTGTAGCATTCTCGCTTACGTAGATGGAGCTTGATACTTCTGTTAAGGCCGGTGCGGTTAGTGTAGCATTCTCGCTTACGTCGATGGAGCCTGATACTTCTGTTAAGGCCGGTGCGGTTAGTGTAGCATTCGCCCTTACGTCGATGTAGCCTGATACTTCTGTTAAGGCCGGTGCGGTTAGTGTAGCATTCTCGCTTACGTAGATGGAGCTTGATACTTCTGTTATATCTTTATATTCGTTCTGATTCTCTACTGTAATAATTAAATTACCCTGTATTTTTCTTGGTTTCATAATTGTTTGTTTTAAAAAAATTGCTCTATGTTTTGTAATATCTCTTCCCGGTCAAAATGAAAGTATTTTACTATCACATCTATAACCGAGTTGTATAACTCTCCAAATTCGTCTTCTGTCATTTTAGCAAAGGAGATTGATTTTGCTTCGCAGATTTCAAGGCCGTCGAAATTGTAACGTAAATCATAATGCCCGGCCGCAATAATCAAATCTTTACGCAGGTGTTCCATGTTAGTGTACTGCTCCTGGTTCTCGAAAACCATCGTTAGCAAGGCAAAAAACTTTCTATGAAACTTGAGGTTACGGGGCTGCTTTATCTCACATTCGTAAATCTCATTAAGCTTTATTTTTTTAGCTTTTTCATAGTCAGTGCCATCTGCTAACTTGAACTGGCCGGATAGTTGCTTGACTAAGTAGACTTTCATTAAAACTGTTTTTTTTCGGTCAGATATTGTACAAATTCATTTCTTAGTTTTACAGCTGGCGCTAAACGCTCTTTGATTTTTTCAATCATAGCTTCGTCGCGCTCAACTATTATCTCATGCCACATCTCAACACCGTTAAAGATTATGTAATTAAAAAAGTAGCAGCGTTTTGAGTTAGAAGCAAGCATCTGTTTTTGCATCTGCCATAAGTATTCTTTATCAATAGCTTTAACGCCATCTTTAATAAGCTTGAAAAACTTATTGGGCTTAGGGCATTTAATTTCAACGCACGCATCATCTTCAACTAATCCGTCAGGACTGGCTCCGGCATCATTGGTATAAGGAAAAAAGAAAGCTTCTTTAACCTCAACACCTTTAGCTGCCTTTAGCTCTTTGAATTTAGCAAAAGCTTTGGGCTCAAGTTCAATACCGCGTTTCATGTCCCACGAGGTAAAATCATCCTCATCGATACCGAAAACTATTTCAGCGGCTTTCTCAAAACAATAGGTTTCGCCTGTTGCGCCCATTCCTTGTATACCCATTAACTTATGAATTTCAGAAGCCGTGAAGCGGCCACGGCGCATTTCGTACCATTCTTTACTACGCTGCTCATCTTCACGCTTAACCTTATTCATTTTAGCAAGGGCGGCCTCATGCTCCGCCCTTAGCTGTGCTATAGTATCTTTATTCAGATCCATCGAGAATATTTATCTCAAGGTCGATAACCTCAAACGTAGGTATGTTGTTACCGTTCGTTTTTACAGAACCGGTGCAGGTAATTTCTACACCCTGACCAAATGGGACTTGGCTCAACGCTTGTATAAGGATTGTTTGGGCACACACAAATGTTTTATCCCCGTTCGATAGCTTGGCTATGTAGAACGTATTACCTTTGTCGTCTGGAGCTTCTTTTAAGCCTAAAAAGAAACATCTTTCAGGTTGGTCAACCATAGCAAACCACTCCTCTTTAGTGCGGTATTTCATGGTAAGTTCGCGGCCTTTTTTAGCGTCTTTTAATTTTGCTATGGCATTAGTAGACGGCATTAAAAATGTAACTTCTCCTCCTTTAGGATAAAGATTTGCTTTTACGGTTTCGTTGTTTTGATTTTCCATAATTTTTGTAACTTTGTTTTGATTAAAAATTTATTTTACCCCGGGTGCAACCGGGTTTTTTTATTGACCGAATTTTCTTTTAATATGTTCTATCTTTTCTTTTTGGGTCATTTTGGCAACCTTTTCAACCTCCCGGAGTGTGGGGGGCAACTCCTTCGCCCCCCTCTTCCTGGGCATCAGTTTAGTGGCTTTACCTATAAACTGACCTACAAGCTCCCTCAAGCTGTTAACCTCTTCCTTTAAGTTTAAATACTCTTTGTATTCACTTTCAGGTATTTCTATCATTTTCATACGGCAGCGATTTGAGATTCTAAATCTTTTTTAGCGCGTTTACCGTGTTCTATCTTATGGGTGCAGTTTGCGACCGCTACACGCATTAATTCTACTATAGCTACAGCGTTGCTTTCTGTAAGGTTGTTTGCCCTGTAGGTTACATCTCTGATGGTTGAAATGCTTACTCCTGTTTTAGCGGCTACATTTGCCCTATCATTATTGTCGGTGTAAGTCTTTAAATATTCAGCAAGTTGTTCACTGATTGGCTTACCGTAATTTTCTTCACTATTTATCATTGCGTGGGTTGTTTTTCAAATATTCTTTGTTCGCTTTTTTAGCGTGAAGCCATATAAAAAAGGAGGCTATAAAACCAGTGCTTATTGCTATGGTAAACATTACTAAAGCAGGTATAGCGGGGGTAAAGTCTGTATTCATACGGTTAATTATTACTGATTATAAATTCTAACACTTGGTTCCCTGATTGATAAGCCACTTTAGTAAAGGGCTTTCTTTTATACAGCCTTTTAGCAGGAATGAAAGACTTATCGTAGTTAAGCAGCCGTAACATGGGTAGCGTATTTCATTTGTTCAAGCTCGCTTTGCATTTTGTTTATCAAAGCCAGTTTCTCAATTTCGAGGTTTTCAATCCTGTTTCTAAGAGCCGCAATATCTTGCTGCCTTTCGGCTTCCGAACCTTGTATTTTGTAGTATGGCAGGGTTTGGATATTTGCTATTTCAGCGTTACACTCGTTTATAAGGCTAATTGCTTTCTGTAGATCTTTAAATGTTTTTTTCATGGTGGTGGGTTATGGATTAATCAAAAGGAGTCGTTGTTTCTTTCAGTTCTTCGTGGTTAAGCATTTTATGATACTCAGTAATAAATTCATCAAAAGTTATTTCTTTAAGATCCTTTTCAAGATTAAAAAACGAAGTCATTTGAATACCTCTTTTATTGTTTATTGTTAAGTTGGTCATATCAACAGCATAGCTTTTTCCTTTGCACTGAGGCTGTGTATCAGTAATGTTATAGGCTATATAAGTATTTATATCGCCCGTATGAAGCTTTATGCCCATATCGAAAGCCACTCTTTGAAACATGTAGCATTCAGCCCTGTTATGTATTTTAAGTTTTACGTTGGTCAGGTATTCGGCGATAAATTGTTGTTTATTCATGGTGGTGGTTATAATTATGCTGATTGTTTTCTAATCCAAAACTCTATCTCTCTTTTCTCAAACCTTAAGTCTGTAATTGCTTCCTGTATCGTTTCAAGCAACTCATCAACTTCAAGCGGCACAACTTCTGCAACTTCAAGAAAGCTGTACACCTCATCTTCAAAACCTTTCATTGCAACAATATCAGCTTGCACTTCTGCCATACTCCTGATTTGCTTATAGCTTTTAGCAACCAGTAAAGCATACACCTGATTTTTGATTTCGGTTACATTTACATCCCTAACTGTGGGTATTTTTGAGGCGTTAACAGATTGTTGTGATGTAGTGTTCATGTTTTGTATATATTTGCTGTTGTAATTCGTTTACAAATATATATCTAATATTAGATACTACAAAATATCGTTAGATATTTTTATCTAATTTATAACTATTCTAAACAATGAATACTATTGGGGAAAGATTAGCGAAAGCTATGTTAGAAAAAAGGTTTAGTTCCAACAAGTTAGCTGTGCAAACAGGTGTGCATCCATCAACAATTAAGAATTATATTATCAATAAAGGAACTCCTGATCTAATTAAATTAGAGAAGGTTGCAGAAATATTAGATATAAATTTTGAATGGCTAAAAGATGGTATTGGCGAAGCAATATCTAATGTTAGAGGAAAAGATGTAACTGTAATAGATCCTTTTGAAGTTATTTACTTAGAGAATAACAACTCAAACAGCTTTATTAAACTTGAAAACGGCCAATACTTAATGACAATGCCACTCGCAGAATACAACATCCAGGCTGGTTTTTTAGACATCTACCAGGATATTGAAAAATTAAAAGGATTAAATCAACATAGTATTATAGTTGATAAGCCAGCTAAAGGGCGCTATATAGCTTTCAGGGTTAAAGGGGATAGCATGGATGATGGCACCAGTAATGCTATACAACAAAATAGTATTGTTTCTACGAGAGAGCTGCAGCGCCACCTTTGGACTGATAAAATCAGGTTTAAAGATTTTCAATACTGGGTTATCTATACCACCCAAAGCAAGTACCCTCTTTTAAAAGAAATTATTAATCATGATGTAGAAACGGGAGTAATTAGATGCCATTCGTTAAATGACGGCCCGGATTATTCAGACTTCGATTTATCTTTGAATGATGTGCAGGCTTTGTTTTACGTTGTAGACGTTAACAAACAATTAAGCAAAAAACTAATCTATTAAATCATACATGAAAAAAATTACCATATTACTTTTATTAATCACTTTAAACTCCCACGCCCAAAAATACCTAACAGCTAAAGGTGGATTATCGTTTAATGACAATCACTTTGGTAGCTCAAAATTATATGAGCCATCAGGCAAAACTTCTTACTACGCAGGTGTAGGGCTTGAATATAAGATGGGGAGCTTTGGAGCTGAAGGCGAATTACACTTAACAAATGGCGGTTCTGAAAATGACATAACAGCAACCGGCTTTAATAAACAGGCCCAGCTTAATTTTAAGAACACTGTTAACTTAGTTCTATTTGGTAAATATTACGCTACCGAGTATGTAACGCTAAAAGCCGGTGGCTATGCCGGGCGTATATCGAGCGCTAAGTATGAATACGACAATAAAGAATATGATTATAAAAGCAGCGTGAAGTCATTTGATTACGGTGTTGCCATAGGTATAGAAGTGAATATTTATAAAGGCCTGTTTTTTGAAACCAGGTATTTAATAGGGCTGGCTAATTTAAATGATGTGGGAAAATCAGAAGCCAAAACAGCCATCAAAAATAGATTCTACCAAATGGGACTTGGTTACAGGTTCACATTGTAAGCAATAAAACAAAGCACATATCTTGTTACAAACGATAATTATTTACTAACCTGCTTCAAAAGTTTATATTGATTTTCAGTGTTTTAAGAATTTGAAAAAGAGATTAGGGTCTCCCTCTTCCTCCGCAAACTCTCTAAAACCCCTGCAAACACAGGGGTTTTGTGTAGAGGATTTTTCAAAGTTGTTACAACTTGTTACAACTTCACTTCTTAAAAACTGGATTTATAAGCTCCCTCAAGCATAAATTCAATTCTGATGAAGGTTGATTATTCTATCCCGAAACTCATTAAATTTGATGACTTAAAAAAGACGTGGTACGTTTATTTCAGGTACAACGGCAAAGTTATTAAGAAAACCGACGGCATGAACCGTATCCGTTCCAGCAAAGAACGTGAGCGCCACGGCATCGCTTTAGCTAAAGCATTGCATCAAATGCTCAAAGATAATTGGAACCCATTAGTTCCCGGGCTTGCTGACATTGAAGGGCTCGATATGACCTTTTACCAGGCATTAGAGTTCGCTATGGATAAAAAGCGGCCCAACATAGCCCCTAAAACCTATTCAGGGTATATGGTAACCGTTCGCTACTGCAAAGAGGCGGTAAAAGACCTTAATTTATCCTACCTGCCTATTGTAGATACCAAGCGCGTACACATCAAAACAATTTTAGAGCATCTTAAGGTAAAAAAGAAATGGGCAAACACCGGCTTTAACAAACACCTGCATTCGATTCAGGCGGTTTTAAGCGAACTGATACAATGGGATATTATCCCTGTTAACCCGGCGCACAATATAAAGCCGCTTAAGGTTATGGAATCTAATTACAATGTACCCCCTACCCCTGAGCAGCACGAACGGATTAAAACAAGGCTTGAAATAAATTATCCTGATTTTTGGGATTTTATTCTGGTGTTGTTTCACACAGGGATAAGGCCGGTTGAGATTACCCAATTAAAAGTGGGTATGATTACCCAAACACAACACGCTGTAATTAATAACGGGGTTGCTGAAATTATTACCGAGCGAAATATACATTTACCGCCCGAAATAACCAAAACCAGTAAAGAAAGGATCGTTCCTATCAATGACCACCTTTGGGAATGTATCTCAAAGCGAATAGACAACCCTGTAAATTATTATTTGTTTGGCAGCTTCAGGCAGCAAGCCCGGGGCAATGTAGGGCCAAATAAAGACTTTATACCAGGACCTACACGATTAAGCCGGGATACAGCTACCAAGCGATGGGAGAAGCTTGTGAAGATAGATTTAGGTATCAATGTAAATCTTTATGCTTACAAGCACTTTGGAGCCGATATGAAGATACTGGCTGGGGTGGAGCTTTCGGCATTGAGTATGCTGTATGGCCATACCTCAAAAGTAACTACAGAGGTGTATGCTAAGGCAGTTAAAAAGATATACAGGCAGCAGCTCATGGCGCTATCCCCCGTGTGTTAAAAAAAATGAGAGCCGTTAAGCTCTCATTTTTACTTTGCAAGCAACCCGCCCGCCAATCCTACACCCAACCAAACATACCACTTTTTATACCATGGTTCAGGCAATGTGATTTCAGCAGCGGTTATCCCGGTAACCGTAATATGAGGGTTTGTATTCACAATATCGGTCGTTAAGGTTTCTTTACCTAAAAACCATTTACGCTTTATACCGGTCATTACTGTAGCGGTATTTGGTATAGCCAGGCTATCGACAGCAAAGCCTTTTTGCGTAGCCCGGTAACCAAAGCTATACCAATCATTTTTAACCACGCCTGAGCGCTCAAAAACACATGGCACGGTATCACGGTAGGTCACGTTAATAGTATCGTACTTTGTAACGGTACTATATTTTGTAAAGCTGTGTACTTTTGCAAATTCTTTTGCCATTACCGCCAGCTGCGCATCTTTTTTATAGAGCAGATCCTGCGCTTGTTTTTTATCGAGCTCGAGCGTGTTGATGCTGGCCGTGATCTGGCCAAACTCATTCCGGAAATATTTTATAGAATCGCTGAGCGCAGCCGCATTTGCTTCGCCACGCTTTTTGTATCCGGAACATTGCTGCAGGCTGAAAAGCAAAGCGATCGCCAGGACCGCTATTACTACGGGTTGAATGTATTTTTTCATTATGCTTCGTTTTCGCTTACCACACCTTCAGCGCTCACATAAATGCGTTTTACACTCGCCGGGACACCCGCACTATACTCAGGGCGGCGCGCTGCCATAAGGCGTATTTTTTTAACCCGCGTAATACTGTACTGATTACCCTGATTACCACCGGCCACGTGGTAACATTCCTTATCTTCGGCAATGTAAAGCCCCACGTGGTACCCACCGTCGCGATGGAATACCAGTGTATCGCCCAGCATCGGCACACCCGTTTCTTTACCGAACTTACCAAACGATGCCGCCCGCAACCTGGCAACGCCCGTAAACGGTACGTTTTTACCGGCACGCAGCGCAATTGCGGTATGCGCAACGGCACACCAGGCAATTTCATCGCTGGTATAAATATCGGCCACACCGGCTTCTTTAGCCAGGGCCATAATTTCGGGGTTGCTTTTTGCGCCGGGTACTTCGGTAGTATCCAGTTTTCCAAGCGCAATCGCCTCTATTACCATTTTTGGCAGGCCATCTATACGGCCCAGCCAATCGTATTTTGATGTTATTTTCATTATTCTGTTTTTTCTGTTTTAAACAATTCGTTAATATCACCCGTTTTTTCGAAGGTAAAAAAGCGGTTCATAAGGAAGGCGGGCGGGTACCGCTTTTCACTTAGCAGGTGGGCATTTTTCAAGGCCTTGCTGCCGGGGTATAATATTGTACTCATTTGCACCACAATCTTAAAGGTTTCGCCAATAACATTACTACCTGCCAGCGCCGAAATTATCTCAAGCAATGGGTACACACATATAATAATACCCCACATTTCGATATTTCGAATAAAAAACTCACGCCACTTAAAATCGCCCGCTTTTTTATGCAACCGCCACCCGAAGTACATATTTGCCGCAATTGCGAATATCATACCCCGGAAAAACAATTCGTTATTGGTAAACCAAAAACCCATTTTATCGAGCGCGGCCGCAATAGGGCCAAACGTTACAATAATCTTTGCCAGGTAGTACATTTTATCGGTAAACGTGGGGCCATGGGCATTTTTTGCCGCCAGAAGTATTATAGAATAATAGTATTTTAGTATCGCTATTTTCATTATTCCCGGGGTATTAATGCTGTTAGCCGTGCAATCTCTTCGTTAAGCCCGGTAATCTCTGTAGCCTGGGCAGCATTGGCCGCAAAGACTTCATTTGTATTTACCACCAAAGTATTATATAAAGCAGTAAGCTCATTAACGTGATTAACCAAAACCTCTTTATCCGCTGTTAACTGCGCGGCCTGCACTGCTAAAGCTTCGGCTTGCTTTACCAACCCTATATGTACCAGGTCTAAAGCATCGTTTAACGGGAAGCCCGCCTGCTCTGCTATAGCCACGCTTTCAACCGCCCTTGGTGTTTGGCTGATAATTTGCCCATCTTTTAGAATAATATCTAAAAAACCTATGTGCGCACCCTGGATTGCTCCATTGGCTCCCCACCTGAATAAAAGTTCATAAGGTTTACTGTCCTCTGTAAAATTTGAATTTGCCATTATATTTTTTATTATTAAACTGATGTTATTGTTTCCCACGCCGTTGCGCCGCCTACACGCGCCTTGTTAAGTGTTGTATTAAAGTATTGAGAACCTTTTACCCACGCAGGCTCTGTACCTGTGGTAAATTGACCCAAACCAAGCAGGCCTGTAAGTTTTATACCTCCGGTAACCTGAAGCTTATTTATGCCGTCATCAGCAGGCGTGCCACCTGTCTGTACAATTAAATTACCGGTAGCATCAAATATCTTTAAGAGCGTAGTATTGCCGGTGGAACTAAATAAAATGCCATTTGAAGAAGATATAGCACGGTAAACGGAACTTCTTATTGTGCCTACAAAAGCGTTGTTGTAAAGTAATGCCGCGCCTCCTAAATCACTCCCCAAATTAGTGGTGGGCACAACCCCTAAAGTTGTTAAAGGGCCAGTAAGCGCGCCGCCTGATAAATTTAATTTTAGCGCAATTGCCGCGGCTTGGGCTGTGCTCACAGGTTTGGCTATATCGGACGTGTTGTTGACGTTTGGCAAAACGTCGTTTATAAAGTCTGACCATTTGGTTCGCTTAGCTTCTTTTTGTATAAAATGGGCGCTATTCAAACTTCCTGTTGAACAATAGTTTGATAGTTCTACTGAATAAGTAGAAAAATCATTATATTTCATTTTCATTAGATATGAGACAGAAGGTTCACCCTCACCGTTCATGTATATAGTGCCGTCTTTTGTTATAGTGTTATCATCCGTTGGGTTAACTGGTAAAACTTTTAAATCTTCAAGCAATAGTGTTGATGTATCTATTCTTAGTACTTTCCATTGCTGACTACTGGTGCCTGTAGGCGTTATAATTAATTTACCTCCAAATACACTAATCCAGTGTGGAACATAGTTTACTGTTAATGTTGCACTTGAAGGATTTATATTTATAGAGTTATTAGATCTTACAATTTCTCCTTTAAAATTATATACATACATACTAACAGTGCCGAAATCTCCCCCATTATTCGCAAGAAAATATATCTCATCATTATAAATGACAAATGGGTAAGCACTATAAACTTTTTGTAAATTACTTTGTGCGTTTCCTGGAAACTCAAAAACAACCGTGTAGCTATTTAGATTTTCATCAAGCTTCACGAACTTATGAGTTAGAACACTACTGTTTGTTGTGAAGTTACACATCAAAGCGTATATACCATCTTTATAAGAGATAATATCAGTAGGTCTTGCAGCAAAAGATGTAGGAAACTCATAATATTTCCTATCTGAAAAATCATACGGGTTGATTCTCATTACCTGTGTAGGTATAGTAGCATTTGGGGGTCTTGTGCTTATATATAAATACCCATTATGAAAATCTGACCCATGTGTCCTTGACTTAACTATTAAGTCGTTACAAACAGTTACAGAACCCAGCACAAGGATTTTATCTACTAATCTACAATCTTTTAAAACTATAAGTTTTATTGGTGTAGCTTCTGTAGTTGACCCCGTACTATTAGCTATGATTATTAAGTCGTTGCCAACTTTATGAATATCATTTCCGTTGGTCATATCAGGCACCCAAGGAGTAAGGTCAAAAGTCCTGTATATATCTGTAAGGTAGTGCAATCTTCTTCCGTCAGAAGATGTATACCAACCAACATCTACAGATATAAGTTCAAGGTTTTCAATATCGGTAACATTTAGCACGGCTGGCAATAAATCACTTTTCATAGCAAAAGTATCATCAGCAGCCTTTGCAGGAACCGTGAGTGTTACAACATTGGGCACACCAGCTGGCGGCACTTCATATCTTATATTTACCTGTTTTCCGTTTACATCGTTTTTGTAATCAGTACCTAAACCGGAATGTTTTATTTTCTCAGTTCCTTTTACTAAAAACAAAGGAGTATCGTTTACAGTGTTGCCGGCACCTAAAACCTGTTGCGCTGTAGGTATAACCACCGGCGGCGTTGCAGCGTTATCAAGTAACTGAAAATCACTCATTGTGCTTTGCGACTGGCCCACGCCATAAGTACCGGCAGTACCCACAAATAAGTAAGAAGCAGCATCGCCATTAATGGTGCCTTTAAACAAAACATACCCATCGGTAACAGCCTGCACTACTATAGCAGGGTTTTTAGCATTAAGCCACTCGCTTACCGTTTGTGTTGTTAACGCGCCAAAGTTTATAGTTTGCGTTGCAGGGATATCACTCGCAACAACCGGCGTATCTACAACCTGTAAAATATCGGCCGCTACTAATTCGATGCCCCCTACACCGTATGCACCTTTACCCTTACGCATCATTTTATAAACAAGGGTGCGCACCACGCCGGAAATAGGCTCGCCAAACGGGTCTGTGCCAATAACATCATACACCTGGGCCCGAAACCATATAGATTGCACGTCGGTTATAGTATAAGCGCCTACCTCGTTTATTTTTTCGAGTACATCGGCTATAGTAAAGCCAGGGTATAATTTACCTACAGGCTTTATGATGTCAATATTATCCTGGGCATCTTGTAGTGTTGCAATATCGGCTTCAACATCTGTTATTTGACCCTGCACATCTTTATAAATAAGTATGATATCTGCCAAAGTAAGCTGTGTGCCACCAACACCATATGTGCCTTTGCCGTAATTAAGCATTTTATACTTTAATACAGCAGAATCGAACCACACGCTTTGCTTTTCGCCAATAGTATAGGCAGGCAGGGCGTTTATTTTAGCTAAAATAGCAGCATCATTATCTGCAAGCGCGAAAGCAACGGTCTTTACAATATCAATATTGTCCTGGTCAAAGGTTACACCGCCCCCGAGGGTTGTGCGTGAGTATATAACCGATGCTAAAGCAGATTGCAGCTGTGCAGCTGTAGTGTATACAATACCATCAACAGAAAACTGATCGTAATTAGCCTGCTCTACCAACACATCGCTGCGTTCGTAGCAGTTGAATATCTCTAAACGGGTGCCGTAAACGGTAGATACGTAATTTTTAAGATATTGAATACCGTCAAGGCTAAAGCGCGTATCGCTTATGTTTATAATATAGTACATGGTTATCCTATTTTTGTGAATTTCATACCACCCGGGCGCGCTGGCCTATGGCAATGGTTAAAATCAGGGTCATTGGTTCTCGTTAGGTAGTTTTTTACGTTGCTCCATATTTGCGAAGCCGCTTCACGGTTAAGGTTATAAATACTTTTCTTAGTCGACACTTCAACTGGCCTGCTGTTATCGTTTAGTTTTTCAACTACCGAAAAAGGTGTATCTATAGCAGATGAGAACATGATGTAACGGGCATGCGCATAGTATACCAACACCATTTTAAGCCCGTAATTAGTATAGGTTACGCCGTCATGATCATAAGTGCCGCCATCAAGCAAGGCAGCATAATTGGCGGGTGCTGTCAATATTTTATTGTACAGGTGTTCGCCTAACAGCGGCTGCAGGTCGAGCATCTGCGCATCCAGTATCTGCTCGTTCAGCTTATCATCATGTGGTGTTTTGGATATTTGCCTGTATTGGGCAACATCAGACCTCGTTATTAGTAACTGCATCTTCTATTAGTTTTGTAGGTTGGATAATTACACCCGAATGATCTTGTGATTTTGAAAGCAGTAAGTTTATTGTAGCGGTAAGCAGGTTGCGCTCCTTATTGGTATTTTCCCAGTACATATTTTTCATTTCCCGGATAGCCTCCCCTGAATTGCCAAACATAGCCGTGTCATTGGTTTTCATAAGGCCAGCAGGCAGGTTATTGAAAGCTACTAAAATGTTTTCGCGTACACTCGTTTCGGTATAATTAAAAAGCTTATCATCAATATTGCTTTCAATCTGCTTGATAAGGATAGCGTCTTCAAGCTTTTCGCCTGCAAAGTCCATTTCAAGGCAAAGCACACCGCCGGTGTTTTCAGCACCCAAACTATCTTTAATGGCTTTCTGGAATTTTTCACGCTCACTTTCTGCGTCAATTAATGCGGTGCTGCCAGGCTCTAAACCCTCCCCTACCAATGGCCGTGTTACCACAAGTGTATTACCAAAAAAGCCTTTACGTAAAAGCCTGTTTTTATATACAGCAGATTGCGCTTCACTATCACAATCATTAGCCACGGCTTCGATACGGGACAATGGGTAGATCAATTTACTATCCATGTTAATGAAAAGAATTTGCCCTTTGTATTTATCCCAGCCACCGGCCTTTTCAACCTGCGCATCAATCACTTTTTTACGAGGGTTGTATACATCGATAAATTCGCCTTCTCCTTTTTTGAACTTTGGCCAATCCCTATGAATGATAATTTTACCCGCCCAATCTTTACTATCCTTCTTACCTACACGACACCACTCAAAAGGAATTACGGCCATATCTACAATTTGATACATCGCATTCCAGTTGACGTGAATAAACACGCCACGCTGCTTTGCAAGGTCATCGGCCACGTCATCGGCAAAGTCTACCAGCTTGAGGTTTTTATCTTTGTTAATAATCAGACTATCAACATCAACGCCATACCCTTTGCCGATAAGATACTGAACCATCATAGCAGCCGCGCTCTTTGCGGTTACACTATTATTAATAAGCCTATCCATGCGTTCAGGATAGGCGTTATCAGTATCGTTGCTATGTATTTCTGTAGACTTTGTAAACGGCGTGTACCGTTTCCAAATATCTATGAGTAGCGTGCGCATGGTTATTCAGGTGTTACTTCATTCTTAAGCCTTAAAATAGTCAACACGCCGTCGTTGTAGTCGTTAGCATCAGCCACAACTACATCCCCGGCTTTAAACCCAGCTTCTGCAAGTTCAGGGTTCTCAACATCTTCAGCAGTAAGGATTACTTCAATTTCGTTGGCTGCATCCTGGTCTACATCTTCCTGTTCTGTTTTTTTAGCTAAGGTTTCTTTGTAATCTTCCAATGCCTTTTGTGCTTTGGTAAGCGCATTGTTAGCCAGTGTAACCACCTGCTTTTTAGCATCAGGCGTTAAGCCGTCAACCTTAGCCCGTGCTTTAATTACAGCAGCCTTTAGCTTATCAGCTTCTGCATCTTCAATTTGTTCCGGCATGCTCTCAAAGTAGCGTTCGCCATCGGGGTGCTCCAGCAATTTACGAGCATATTCCTCGGTAATATTACCGTTGTTTACCAGTATAGGAGAACCGAACTCCAACGGTAGGTTCTCGTATTTTGCTTTTAATATGTATCCTGTTGTATTTGACATTTTGTAAAAGTGTTTTTTGTACTTTTCCAAGTACGTGGTTAAACATTTGTTGCAGCCTGGGTTGACTGCTTCACTAAAGATCGAGGTGTATTCTTTTAGAAACAACTCCAGATAACGAACGCCACCATCCGTTTGACCGGTAATGATGGCGTTGATATCAAGCTGTGTAAAATCCATTACGCATTAACTTTAAAGAACAGCGTTTTTTGTGGGCCTGTTCCTTGTGCGTTGGTCGCGGTAAACACATAGGATGCCCCTGCATTAGCCGCTGTAGGTGTGCCAGATATAAGGCCGGTGCTGTTGTTCAAACTTAATCCGGTTGGTAGTGGGCCACCGCTGAACAAAGTAAACACGGTAGGCGTGTTGGTGGCTACCAGCTGTAATGTGAACGCTGTGCCAACTGTACCTGTAGCAGCAGTTGGTGCGCTAATGTTTACGTTTGTAATTGTAGGCGTAACAGTTGCTTGTGAGAAGCTGTTATCGAACGTTGTTTTAGTAGTGGCATACGTGCCATCAAGGTAGGTTTTAGCCATGGTACCTTCTTCGTAACCGTCAGCACTGGCCAACTCAAACATGATCATGTTGTCGTTCTCTTTAGAACTGTTGGTCATGGTAGAAAGTTCAAGGCCTGAATTCCATCCAAGAACTTCAAAGGCATCTGCACTATCCTGGCCTTTCCAAACCTGTTCTACAACCACAACGTACTTACTGCCTTTACTAAGGTTGTAAGCCTGGGCTTTGTTTTCAAGGCTTGGGTTAAATATCACGCCGGTAAAGGTGTGCTTGAATTTATCAGGGGCATTGTCTTTTTTAACAAGCTCCCACGCCTTACCGTTGCTTTGCTTAACACCAGTAAGTTTGTAACCTGTTTTGCCGGGCTTGAGTTGGATGTTAGTAACCTTTAGTGGGTTGTCCGGATCAAGAGTGCTGTTTGCTACATCAATATCATCTTTATTGATAAGCACCACGTTTTGCTCTATACCCGCCACCGACGGGTTAGCACAATCAAAAAGTATATCGGCCGTTAACTGGCCTGTGCAATCTATAGGCATAATCTATATTTTTATGAGGTTAAAAAAGTAGCTGCTTAGTAAGCAGCTACTGTCATGTATTTTTCCATGTGCTTAGCATCTATGCTATAAACACCATCGATGATGTTTGTTTTAAGAGTCTTATCGTAAAACACTTCAAGCTTTTTAAGGTCTTCCTCACTTAGAGTGCCTAAAGGGATGTTGGCTTTGGTGGTAAGTATTGCGCGGTTTGGTAAGTTGTATTTTGTACCGTTGTCCTGGTAAGCCTTGATGTTGCGATCCCAGTCGTAACGAGTTTTAACTTCGATACCCTCAAAGTAAAGTTTAGAACGACCGCCCTCAACAACCTCAAGGAATCCAGCACCAAGATTTTTATTACGAAGTGTAGCCCTATAGTTATCAGCTATAGACCTTGTAACAAGGAAAAAAGCATCAGCATCTTCTAAAAGCCTGCTATCAGCAGAAGTAAACATACTGCCTAAAATAGCCACAGCAGCATCAGATGCAAGGACTTGGCCTGCATAAGTTGTTCCTGCGTTGGCTGTAATAGCCACATAGTTAGATGCTGTTGTTGGGACATCTGCGTATATCTGTTTAAACAAACCGTCAAAGCTGTTCCAGTATCCTAAGTCGGTACCCGCTTTAAACACTCCACCGCCTGAAGCAAGCGCTGCATTTTTATCGTTAAACCAAACCTTGCGGTGCAGGTTCTCAATCATGGCATCTTCAACAACAGAGATGATTACGCCAAACTCTTCCGAGCCTACAGCATCGTAAAAATCAGGGTTCATTTTCTTAGCGCCTTTGAAAAGCTTAAGCAGTTTTGGCATATCTGCCTGGCAATGTTTAAGCCTAAAATCTTCAATAGCCGGGTCCCAATACTTTTCAGCAAAAGTTAAACCGGTAGCATCATTTGGTACACATCCTGAAGATGTTTTACCTAACAAGCCTATTTTACCACCAAACACGATTTGTGTTTTCATATCGATGCCTGTCTCAATGTCGTGGAATTCAGATAGTTCCCCATTAAGGAAAACCCTCTCAAAAATTACCTCGTTTACCATTTCGGTCTCACGAGGGTTCAGCGTTAAAGCTGTTGCGTCTATTACTGATGCCATTGTTATTTACCTTTTTTGGTTTCTAAATAATTCTTTAGACCAGCCGCCCTGTCTGCTGGTTCTGTTTTTTTCTTAGGGTCAACTTTACCATCAAGCTTGTACTTTGAAAAGATTTGAGTTTTTAAATCCTCAACCTCTTTTTTTATAGAAGCCATTGCTGTAGTAGTTGTAGTTGTTTCTGCTTTGGCTGCTACCAGTTCCGCTTCAAGCTCTGCGATACGTGCGTTAGCAGTATCAAGCTCTGCGTTGTCTCCTGATTCAGCAGGCTTAATTTCGGTAAGCGAACCTGCTGCAAACACATAGGTAGTACCATCAGGCAGCGTGTATTCGCCATCAGCAGGCGCGCCGTCTACGGTTGCCGTTGCTCCTACTGCGACCGTGTCGCCATCGGCCAAACCAGCAAAGTCAATCTCGGTACCATTGGCATCCTGAACAATCATTGCTTTTGCGCCTGAAAATTTAGCAAGCACCTTACTGAATAGGCCTTCCATCCAGCTTTTGTCTTTCTCTGTCATATCATTATTATTAGGTTTGAAATTCGTTTTAACAACTGCTACAGCTTTAACCGGCTGCGAGTTTGTGAAGCCCAATGTGTCGAGCTGTTCAGGGCTAAGCCATGTTTCGTTTTTAAGAAGTGGCTCTACAGCTTCAGATTCAAGGCTCAATTCTTTTTTGTAGAAGTCAGTCAGCTTTTTTTCAATGTTGCGTAGTTCAGCAGTAAAAGCTTCAAGCTCATCAGCATTTCCGGCACCACCACCCCAGGGCATGTGAATCATGAAAGGAGTGTTCTCTCTTACCATCCTTGTGCTTCCTGCCATGAAAATAACCGTGGCTATAGATGCAACGATACCGCTGCCTATAGTGGTTACGGGTTTACCTAAGGCTTTGAGGTAATAAAAAATATCAAAGCCAACATCTACAAGGCCACCCTCTGAATTTATATGCACGTTGAATGAAATAGCATCAGGTTGCTTTTTAACCTGGCTAATAACATCTATGAGAGTAACACCTGTTACCCCGTCGAACTCTCCAATTTGTCCGCTTATATAAATATTTCCTATCATGTTGTAAAATTAGATAGGTAAAAAAGATGTTTAACGACACGGTTATGTCGTATATTTGCGTTTATGTGGTGGATAACTGGATTATTAATTTGCTGTATAGCTATAGGGATGGCCGTTATAAAAACGGTTCGCTTCTTTATACCTAAATCTAAGAATGGTTATATCGCCCAGCATCAGCAAAAAATACGGAACGGTAGGGATTATAACCAGTATTTAAAGTGGATGGCTAAGAATAATCCGGACGGCATCCCATTAAATAGGATTGAATATTTAGAAGATATAGAAGCAGAAAACAAATTTAAAGAACTGCTTAACCCATAAAAAAGCCGGTAACTAATACCGGCTTTTTTTATTTATGATGCTTCCATATAAGCGACTATCCTTTGCATGTGCCTGTTGCTTACATCGTAATTAGCGGCAACTGTTTTCATGGCCTCCATTACTTTTACCTTTGAGCAATTTTTCTTTTGGTTATTTAAATCCTGAAGGTAGGCTTCATAGTAAACTTTCCAATCCAGTATGTGAACCGGGACAATGTTTTTGCAGATCAGGCTTAGAATTGTTTTCTCATTATTGACTATAGTTTCATAGCGGTTCATTTACCATTTTAGTTTTGGGCAAATATCATGAGACCTTATTTTTGCAGATAACGGGCAACCGCATTCAGAACAATAAGCTCCCTGCACTTCGGTTAAAGTGTCTTTTACAAATGTAAGCAATTTACCTTGTTTTGCAAAAGGGCAAACGGCACAAATTGCCGCCCGCTCCTTAGCTACTTTTTCTACCACCTCGCTTTTATCAAGGTAGTTTTTCCATCCGGTTAATATGTTAATGATTGGAATCATAGCTTATAAATTTGCGCCGCTTCTGACATTGACAACCCTGCTGTTTACATCAACTATGTCGTGAACCGAAACAACCGGAGCTGGCATGTTACTTACTGCTATAGATGTGGCAATTGCAGTTTGCGCTCCAATTTTAGAAGCAAGCAAATCATAATCTAAAGACAATACATCTGATGCGCTACTTCTGATTTCACGCGATACCATACCACCACTTGCAAGATAGTTCGATACTCCACTGCTACCGCCTGCTGGGAACGCATTGTTAAACGCCATAAAGTGTGCGGCGGCGTTACGATTCATAACACCTATGAGTTCTCCTTGTTCAGCTTCAAAACGTGTACCGTCTGCACCAGTAAACAGTGTACCGCCCGCGCTATGCCTTTTACCGCCAATACCAAATAATGCGCCCCTTTCAGCTTTAGGTGTTTTTGTTGATGCAATCTTTTTAACATTAGCTAATCCCGATACGATGGCGGCGGCGGCGGCGGCTGCTCCTAATACCGGCCCGTACGGTACAATAGTGGCTAATGATGCAAAAGCAGATGTAGCGCCCCTGTAGGTGTCGATAGTAGTTTGCGCAATAGCCAACGCTTTGCCAAGCGCACTCTCTCTACCCGCAATATTTGAGAGGTTAGCAAATGTTGCGCTGGCTAAAGCAAGTTTATTATCCTGTACTGTTTGCTCTATTTTTTTACGGCCATCAGCTGTTGCCGCATCGAATGCCAACATGTCAGCGCCCATTTTTAAGGCTGCCTCCCTTTGTATTGCCCTTTGCTTGTCGTAGTCGGCCAACTGGGCATCAAGATCATACTGGTAGTTGATACCCGCTACTATCTTTTTATTTTCGATATCCGCCACATCAGCGGCCTGCTGGGCTTCTTTGCGCTGTTGTGCTAAAGCTACTTTGCTTTTTTGATTCTCATCGTCTATTTTTGCAAGCTCAATATCTAAAGCCTGCTGCGAAATTATCTTATTATCAAAATCAACCTGGGCCCGGTCGCGCTCTGCCTGCGATACAACGTCAAGCCTTGCAAGCTCCTGCTTAACCATTTCATCATTAAGAAACTTGTTATTATCAAGCTTAGACTGATTGGCTGCAATGATGGCGGTGTACTCGTTTTCGGCGTTCTTAACAACGGCATCGGTTTGCGTGGCCATTAGTTTTAATTGCGCATCGTTGGTTGCTATGCGTAACTTCTTTAAGTCGTTAGCTGTTTTCTTTGAGGCGTTGTATTGGGCCTGCGCTATTTCAATGTTTTTATCCCTAAGCTTTTCGGCCTGCTTAATCTCTTCATCAACCGATTTGAATTTTTCCCCTTGTACCTGCTCAAATAGTTGAAGCTGTAATTTTAGTTTTTCAGTATACATATCAAGCGCATCCTGTATTTTCTTTTGCCTGGCCGTTTCTGCCTTTTCGGCATCAGCCTGCCTTTTCTCCTGGGCTTTGGCTGCATCCTCCCTTGCTTTATCAGCATCCTCAATAAGTTTGTTTTGCTTATTGATGTTTTTTTCCATGTTGGTGTAATACTCGCTATCTAATTCAAGCTCCTTTTTTTGGGCATCTTCGATAGTTTTATACAAGTCATCAACCCCGCCGGTTCTATCTTCCAAGAACTCTTTATATTTAGAGGCCCGGGCGTTTAACTGGTCCTGTTCTTTAGCGGTAAGGTTAGCATCGCTGTTTATCTGCAAGTCTGTAATTTCTTTAAGCTTTGCGAATTCGGCATCACTAAGGTTAGCATCCAATTTAGCTTGTTCAAGCGCCTGCCTGTATTGCTCATCTGCATTTTTTTTACGAGCATTGTAGTCGTCATCCTCTAACTGTGATGCTTTTTTCAGCAATGCCAAACGTTCCTCTTCTGATTTTGTCCTATCCTTTGCCTGAATATTAAGCCTGTTTATTTCGGCGCGGTTACGGGCGGTTGCAATTTCCTGTAATTTCATTTGATCCTCCAGATCCTGCTGCGCTTTCTTTAACTTGACAGCAGAAGAGGCGGCTTCATCCATATCACTACCAAGACCTGAGAACGCATCCCCTAATGATGCCGCACCGGTAACCAGTGCTATTACTGCATTAAGCACCACTTTAAAAGCAGCGCCCATAGCTGCAAGCCCCTGTTCTACTAAATCTATAAGCGGGGTAAAGTTTCTGAAAGCAGCTATCAACAAAACCAATGCAAGTAATATAAGGCCTATGCCTAATGAATCTAAAACCAGCTGAAGTATTGCTAACGCTCCGGATAATATACCGGTAGCGCCAGCCGCTACTGTTGATGCACCCGCACCCGCTACCTGTGTAGCTGCCAATGCTGCTGTTTCTCCTGTGAGTATCGCCGTTTCTGTAGCAACTATGCCATCTACAACCGCTAAAGCTTCAGTTTCAGCAATCAGTAAGCCTGTAGTTCCTATAGCTGCCTCTTCTGCAATCACTAACGAACCCGTCGCCACCGCCTGCGCTTCTGTGGTAATGGCGGCGGCTGCTTCGCTAACCGCTAACGCATCAGTCTCAACCACAACAGCTGCTGTTGAAGCGGCCAATGTATCTTCTGCTGCTGCTTGTGTTGCGGCGGCGGCGGTTGCAGCCTCGGTGGCTGCTGTAGATGCTGTAGTTGCAGCGGTGGCTGCATCCTGGGCAGTTTTAAATAAGCCCATAGACTTAGCTACCTCAAGCCACCTGCCTTTAAGGTCGCCCAATATTGGCGCAAAAGATTTTGTAATATTTACGACTTGGTCAAAGTCTGCCTTAAGCGCCCCTAAAGAACCACCGAAAACACCAGTATCATTAATAGCTTCTTTGATGGCGGTTTTGTAATCCCCTATACCTATTTTCTGCTTTTCGTAACCCGAAACATTCTCTTTTATAAATTCGTTGTTTGCATCAAGTTTAGCATTAATCGCATCAAGATTCTTTTTATAATCAGCATCATTTATATTAAGGTCTTTTCTCAACTTCAGCAGTAGCGTGTTGTTAGCGCGGTACTCATTTTCAGTTTGGTTAAGCCTGCTCGTTGCTTCATTGATGGACATCTGGGCATTCTGCAACCGGCCACCTTCAGATACCTGGGCTTGTATGGCTGTAGTTTGCAAACGATAAGTGGCGGTAAGGTTGCGCATCTCAACCTCATTCCTTACGAACTGCTCAGACCCTTCCTGACCTGATTTTTTAAGTTCGGCCTGTTCGGACCTAAGTGCTATAAGTGATTGTTTTGATTCAGTTGCTTTCTTTATCAGGTCCTGAACATCAAGATCTAATGTTGCTAAGTTTATTCTTTCTCCTGCCATGGTTATATTACAGTTACGGTTATTATATTTGAATATGATTCCTGAAATTTTAGCCTGAAGTAGTACACGCCGGGGCCGTCTACATTTAATACTATCGGGCTTGGTATGTAAAAAGCTATAGTGCCACTCCATGTAACGCCGCCATCGGTTGATACCTCGAATATGAATGTATCTATTTCGGCATTCAGTATGTAGTCTATAGTTACTTGCAGGCCATCTACTACATAATTTGTTATTTGAATAGGTGTTGTTATAGCGGGTGGTTCTGAATACAATACGCGTATAAGTTCTACCTGCGTAGGCTTGCCTGGGATATAATTATTAATCTTATTTACAATAAAGTAGTTTGAAAGCTGCTCGATGTAGTAAACTTTCCTAAAGTCGAAATGGATAATATCTACATCCTTTAGCCACATTTCGGCAATAACACTGATAAACCTGTCCAATATACTTTGCATGGTTAAGTAATAGGTTTGTATAATGTCAGTAAACGAAAGGCCGGCATAGCTTTCTCTGTAGTACTTTGCTGATGTACCTGTTTGTGATAGGCCGGTTGATATCATCGTTACGGAATTAAATACCTCGCTCATCCTTAAGAAGTAATATCTTTTATCTAAAGGATTATAATTTACAGGATCTTCTCCTTCCGATGGGTTCTCAACGACTTCTTTTTCCCAAAACTTATAAGTATGGGTATCGATTCCCAT